GAATTTGGGATTTGGTTCGAACTCATCTGAAATATCCAGAGCGGATCAAGTTTATGTCTGGGCCAATGACGGAGAAGTGGAAATGAAGATCGAGATAACAACACCGACATTTGTAAAAGGCGATTTTTGCGATGCTGGAACAATCATTGAATTGAATGATCGTGAAGGGCAGGATTTGATCAATATGGGACGGGCTAAGAAGTCGGCCATTGTTGAGGTGGATCAATCCTTGTCAGATCGCTCAATCGGCCTCAGTGACGCTCCTGAGTTCACGAAACGCAAGGGCCGATTGCCTAGAGGTGAATAATGGCTGTTGAGACTGAAGCTGACCGACTCTTTATGATCAATACGACAGATTTCGGGACAACCGCGACATACACACTCGCGGCTGGTGGCGTGTCATCTGTAATCGGCATATTTGACAACGAATATTTTGAAGCGGATGCGAACACCAATGTGGGCTTTGTTTCTACGCAACCGAGGTTTGTCTGCACATCAGCCTCGTTGCCATCAACGGCAGGTTTTAACGATACAGCATTAATCAATGCAATTACATATAAGGTCAGAGTTGTTCAGTCAGATGGTACTGGCATGACGACCTTGATTTTGGAGAAACAGTAATGTCTCATCTCAGAAAGCAAATCAGAGATCGCATTATTACAAATGTAACAAATTTGACCAGCACAGGATCAAGAGTTTTTCAGACCAGATTATATCCGATTGCTTCAGTCTCGCTCCCGACATTGCTCGTCTACACGGTATCTGAGACATCTGAACCAGAAACAATGTCACGACCAAGGAAGATCATTCGCCGGGTTGATTTTGCTCTTGAGGGGATGGTTAACGGAACAAGCGGATTAGACGATAGTTTGGATGCGATTGCCAAGGACGTTGAAGAAGCTATTTTAGCCGATCCTACTTGCAACAGCCTCGCAAAAGATACGGTTTTGACGGGAACGGAAATAGATTATAATGCATCAGGCGAACAGCCTGTTGGCTCGGTTAAGATGACATTTCAGGTGACCTATCGGACAACTGAAACAGAATCTGAGTCACCAGCTTGAGATTATTTTTAACGTAAACAGCAGAGGAACTTTATCATGGCTAACCATACAGGCAGCGAAGGCGTTGTTAAGATCGGCACTAATACTATAGGTGAGGTTCGATCTTTCACAATTACTGAAACAGGAGACACCATTGAGGATAGCACGATGGGTGATGCTTCTCGTACCTACAAAGCAGGTATGAAAACTTTTACTGGGTCTGTCGTTTGTTTCTGGGATGAGACTGATACTGCTCAGATTGCATTAACAGTCGGTGCTAGTGTGACTCTGAATCTTTATCCAGAAGGTACAACAACTGGAGATAAATACTATACTGGTTCTGTTCTTGTAACTAGCATTGAACGATCTGCTGCTTTTGATGGAATGGTTGAGACAACCTTTTCATTCCAAGGCACTGGCACATTAACATTATCAACTGCACCGTAAGGGGAACAAATGTCGAATATCCTTGAAAGAGCAAAAGCACATTTCAAAAATCAAAGCGTTACAAGGATTGAAGTGCCTGAATGGGGTGAGAATGGAGTTCCGTTAATTATCTACTCAACGCCATTCACACTCGCAGAGAAGGATAGAATCTTCAAAGGCTCTCAAGAGCAGTCTTTGAAGGTTCTTGTTGATTGCATTATTCTAAAGGCGAAGGATGAGAAGGGTGATGCGATCTTCACGCTCGAACACAAGCGTGATTTAATGAACAGCGTTTCACCTGATGTCATCGTTCGCATTTCAAACGAGATGATTTCACAACCAAACGTGGATGACCTCGTAAAAAACTGAAGACCGATCCCGATGCGTTCGCTGTTTACGCATTAGCGGATCGGTTACATAAGACGGCTGCTGAGATTTTGGAAATGGAAGTTTCCGAGTTCTTGGGTTGGATAGCGTATTTGACGATCATTTCGGAGAAAACAGATGGCAGTCGGAAATGAAACGATCAATTATCGGATCACAGCACAAGATAACGCATCGGCTGTATTTCAAAAACTGCAAGGCACAATGTCTGGTATGTCAGTCATTGGTGCAAACTTTGGCAGAATAATCGGAGCATTGGGAGTTGGCCTGTCGTTACAACAGGCCGCTTCCGCTATGAAAAATCTAATCGACAAAGCAGACGGATTCAAAGATATCAGTCAAAAAACTGGTGTAGCGGTTGAAACATTATCCCAATTTTCACAAGTCGCAGAAAATTCAGGTACTAGCATTGATGCTGTTGCTATCGGGTTAAAAAAACTATCATCAAACATGGTCCAAGCCTCTGCTGGTAATCGTGAGATGCTTGCTATTTTTGATGCTTTGAATGTTTCGTTCACTGACTCTCAAGGCAATCTCCGAGACACTGGCGATGTTATGATGGACATTGGAGATCGTTTCACAACGATGGAAGATGGAGCATTAAAGTCTGCAACTGCTGTAAAACTTTTAGGGAAATCAGGTTCTGAGTTAATCCCAATGTTGAATGAGGGTTCAAAAGGAGTTACTCAATTTTCAGCAGTAATTGACACTGAATTTGCTGAAGCGTCCGATAAATTTAATGAAAATATCAAAAGTATGCAAAACAGTATTGAAAAAGGTTTAGTAGATGCATTAAAAAAAGTTTTACCTCTCATAAATGATTTTATTGAGTCTCAAAATAATATGCCATCATTTGATGAGATTATTGTTTCTGGTGTTCAAAGTGCTGCTGTTGAAGAGCAAAAAAAGTTATTATTGCAAATTCAAAACACAACAGGTGAATTAGAAGCAGCACAAGCAAGACTTGTCGCGGCAAATGATGACGTTTCAAAGGTTCTGATCGGAAGCTCAATAAACATATTGAAAGATTTGCTTGCTGGTTATCAATCCCAGTTAGAGGCATTGGATCAACAAGTTAAAAATCTTGGTGCATCAGCAGAATTAGCTGGGATTCAAATAAATGTAAGCAAAAAACCGTATTTGAATCCTGACATAGGAACAAGAAATCCCCCGATGATAAACCAAAAGAAACTTGCAACGGCAGTTGGTGGTGGAACTGGTGGAACAGACGAACTCAAGAAGTTTCTCGAAGATCAAAAGGCGTCTATTGAGTTGTTGAAACTCGAAGGCAAACAAGCCTCAATGACTGCTCTGGATTACAAACTTTTAACTGATCAGCAAAAATTCAAATCAGAACTTGATAAACTGTTGATCGGTAAATCAGGTGAAAAGGTCGATGCTTTCAGAGCAGAGGCAATGGCACTTGAGCAAACAAAACTTGAACTGATCAAAGCTAATGCAGTTTACAAGCAATCCATTGAAGGCGGCTTCATGGAAGGCCTTGCAAAAATCCGTGAAAAAGCAATGGACGTTGGCGGTCAGATTTCCGATGCAATGACAAATGCTTTCTCAGGCATGGAAGATGCACTTGTCAGCTTTGTAATGACAGGCAAAGCAGATTTTAAATCACTTGCTAATTCGATTATCTCCGATCTGATACGAATTCAAATTAGATCGATGCTGGCTGGAATGTTTGGTGGTGGCGGCTTCAATCTTGGCTCATTGTTTGGCATGGGCGGCGGTGGGCAATTCTCATACGGTGCTGGTGGCTACACAGGGATGGGGCCATTCATGGCGAAAGGTGGCCCAGTCTCCGCGAATAGCCCGTACATTGTCGGGGAGAAAGGCCCAGAACTATTTATGCCCGGCAGTAGTGGCTCTATCGTCCCTAATAATGCTCTAGGTGGCAACTCAGGTGGTGGGGTAACTATCAACCAGACAATCAATATCTCTACAGGCGTTCAGCAGACCGTTCGTGCTGAGATTCAGCAGTTGTTGCCGCAAATCTCGAATGCCGCTAAGAATGCAGTTGTGGATGCAAAACGTCGAGGCGGTTCGTTCGCAATGGCATTCGGAGGCTGATCAATGGCAATCTCTTATCCTCTGACATTTCCATCAACAGGGATCGCTCAGATTACAATGACAGCTCGCAATTCGGTTGCGATAAGCAGTTCGCCATTTACATTTCGGCAGCAAGTTCAGAAAAATGTCGGCTCTAGGTGGGAAGCAACAATTACTCTGCCAGCATTAGTCAGGGCAGATGCAGATGTATGGATAGCCTTCTTAATGTCTCTAGGCGGTCAGTACGGCACTTTCACAATGGGTGATCCAGTGGCTGCTACGCCAAGAGGATCGGCTTCTACAACGCCCGGCACTCCTGTAGTGAACGGAGCATCGCAGTCTGGTGGTACAGTTGCTGTTGACGGGCTGCCAGCAAGTGAAACAAACTATTTACGGGCTGGGGATTACATTCAGCTAGGGTCAGGTGCGACCTCAAAACTTTACAAAGTTTTGGAAGATGTTTCATCGAATGCAAGTAACGAGGCAAACATTTCAATTTGGCCTGATCTTAGATCATCACCAACAGATGGTGATACGGTGGTTGTTCAAAATGCAGTTGGTGTATTTAGACTGAGTTCACCAGAAACTTCATTCAACATTGATACTGCATCAATCTACGGCATTTCCTTTGCAGCAGTAGAGGCGTTATGACCAAGCCTATTTCAACAGGGTTTGATAGCGTTCTTCAGGGAGATGTTGTCCGACCAATTATACTTGTTGAAATGCTTTTTGATTCTGGTGCTGTCAGGCTATGGAACGGTCTTACTGATCTTATTTATGATGGCGACACATATACAGGAGCAGGAACGCTTTTAAGTATTTCAACAGTTGAAGATACGGCTGATATTTCTGCAAGAGGTATAACTATTTCTTTGTCGGGAATTTCAGCGTCGATCATGTCTTTGGCTCTTGATGAAAAATATCAAAATCGAACAGCTAATGTTTATTTTGGAATTATTGGAGTGCCTGATCTTCTGCTAACACAGGCTGGGGAATATATTGTTGATATTGATTTGATAAATTATGATGTTTCTTCCTCTGATCGCAATGAGTATATACCGATTTTTACTGGTCTGATGGATCAAATGACGATTGCTGATGCTGGAGAGACTTTGAATATTGGCTTAACGGTTGAATCCAGAATGATCGATCTAGAGCGACCAAGAGTATGGCGGTACACATCAGAAGATCAAAAACGAGTTTATCCAAATGACAAAGGCTTTGATTACGTCAACGATCTACAAACAAAAACAATTTTGTGGGGACGTAAATAAACTTCCTAACTGGGAGACAAAACTAAATGATTATATCGACTCTTGCAGAGATCGTTCATTTCAATGGGGAAAGTTCGACTGCGTTCGTTTTGCTAATGGTGCTTTCGCTTCTCAATACGGCATGAATGTATTCCCTGATTTTGATTATGACGATTTTGAATCATCATGTCAGGTAATGATGAAATTTTACAAATCAATCAAGATTGAAAAGGCTGTCGATCAATATTTGACTCGGAAAGATATTCGATCTCTGCAACGAGGTGATCTAGCTTTATTCAATCCTAAATTTTCATTTGGAGGTCATAGCGTTGGAGGCTCTCTTGGGGTATGTTGCGGAAGTATGATTTCTGGTGTTGGATTGAACGGGTTAGAATTTATGCCAACGAGTGAAGCAATGATCGGCTGGAGCGTCTAATGCCGCAACTCATCATTGCCGCAATTCCATTAATTTTCGGTGCAACCTCTTCAGTAGGTATTTTTGCAGCTTCTTTTGTTGGTCAGCTTGTCATTACGGCTGGTGTTGGCTTGGCGGCATCACTACTCACGCCACAAATGAAAACACCTAAAAGCGGTCTAAGTGGTCGTGATGAAAACTTTCGTGACCCTCTTGCTGATCGCCCAACTGTTTACGGTTCTGTCATGGTTGGTGGGCCGATTATTTATGCCCAAACAACACCAAATACTGGTTCAACTAAAAACCAATTTCTTCATATGATTGTGCCAGTTGCTGGGCATGAAATAACTGCGTTCGATGAAATTTATTTTGACGATGATCTACTGACTATTGATGGATCAGGGAATGTTACTGCTCCGACAAAATATGTCGGCTCTGCAAGAATTTTAACACACCTTGGCTCTCCTTCTCAGACCGCTGATGCTACTTTAATTTCTGAATCTCAGGGGCAGTGGACAAGCGATCACAAATTAAGCGGAGTTGCATATATCTATGTCCGCTTGAAATTTGATCAAGATGCTTTCCCAAATGGTCGTCCAACTATTAAGGCAGTGATTCGAGGAAAGAAGATATATGATCCGAGAACAACAACAACAGCATATTCAAATAATGCTGCGTTGTGCGTATTGGATTACCTGAGAGATTCAACATTTGGTTTTGGTGCTGAGAATACCGAAATCAATATGGATTCGTTTATTGCAGCGGCGAATATCTGCGATGAAGATGTCACGCTTGCAGATTCATCAACTGAAAACCGTTATGAATTAAATGGAACAGTTCCATCTGCCTCAACTCTGAGACAGGCGTTACAAGATATGCTGACAGCCTCTGGAGGCATTGTTTATTATTCATCTGGTCGATGGAATATAAAGGTTGCGGCTTACTCGACTCCTACTGTGACCATTACAGATGATGATCTCAGAGGGCCGATCTCGGTTACAACAAGGCATTCGAGGAGAGACAATTTCAACACAGTAAAGGGTGTGTTTGTTTCACCAGAGGATAAATGGCAAGCGACAGATTATCCTGCTGTAATCGGGTCTACATTCGTTGAAGATGACAATGATATTTCAAGCACTTTTGATCTGACATTACCGTTTACAACATCATCATCAATGGCTCAACGCATAGCCAAGATTGCTTTATATAAACAACGTCAACAGCAGACGATTGAATTGAAATGTTTATTGTCTGCCTTCAAAATTGAAGTCGGCGACACAATCATGCTGACAAATACTCGATATGGGTTCTCATCAAAACCATTTGAGGTTGTGAATTATGCGTTAGCTGTAGAAGGAAGTTCAGATTCTCCGTCACTTGGTGTTGATCTTATACTGAGAGAAACCAGTTCTGCTGTTTATGACTGGAATGCTGAAGAACAAGCAATTGAACGTGATAATACATTTTTGCCTGATTATACCGATGTTTCACCGCCGGGGGTTACATTATCTGACGAATTGAGAACGGTGAATCAGGACGTTGTTACTGTCTTGCTTGTTGATCTAGTTTCAACAGATCAGTTCGCATCGGAATTTGACGTTCAATTTAAAAAAACAGCAGACACTAATTATACCTCGGCTGGTCGGTCAACGAGCAATCGGTTTGAGATTTTAAAAGTTGATGACGGTGTTTCCTATGATGTTCAAGCAAGAACAATTTCTGTTTTAGGGGTTCGATCTCCTTTTGTAACAACAACAAGATCAATCGTAGGTAAAACTGCTGATCCATCTGATGTGACTAATTTCAATATCAATATTAACGGTCAATCCGCTTCATTGAGTTGGACACCAATAACTGATCTTGATCTCTCTCATTATGTAATCAGGCATTCACCTTCTACCAGTGGAGCAACATTCTCAAATTCTGTTGATGTCGTTGGTAAGGTTTCTCGTCCTGCTTCAACGATAACTGTTCCAGCTTTAACAGGAACATATTTTATAAAAGCGGTTGATAAACTTGGAAATTATTCAGTCAATGCTACATCAATTTTAGTCCCAGTTGGGGCTGTTGGAGACTTGAATCTTTTAACAACCATCACTGAAAGCCCAACATTTTCAGGAACAAATTCAAACACGGCTGTAGTTGGCACTGGTTTGAGGATTTCTCAAGCATCAACATATTCTCAATCTGGAACGACAGTAACTGTCACTGCAACGGCTCATGGAATTCCAAACGGGACTGCAATTTATAGCGACATCTTAACTGGAACGGCTGTAGATGGTACTTATACAATCACGGTTGTTAATGCCAATTCGTTCACTTACACGGCAGGAACATCATTAACGACTTCAGGCAATGTAAATATCTCTAAACTCGCTGGAACATACACATTCGCCACAACTCTTGGATCAAGTTTTGATCTAGGTGCTGTATATACATCTCGTTGTTATTATTCGATTACTTTATCTCGCGTTGAATTTGGAGCGGTATTTGATTCTGCTTCAGGATTGTTTGATTCCCGTGAAGGTCTGTTTGATGGCACTGGTGATTTCAGCGATGTTAATGCCTATATGGAAATCAGAACAACGAACACTGATCCGAATGCCTCACCTACTTTTAGTGCTTGGCAGAAATTTATTAATGGGGATTACACTGCAAGAGCATTTCAATTCAGGGTTCAAATGGAATCACTTGGTTATAATGTCACACCTGAAATAACAGGATTGAGTGTTGTGATTGATATGCCTGATCGTATTCTTTCTGGAAAAGATTTGGTGAGCGGTGCTGCCGCATATACGGTTACATTCAGCCCAGCTTATAAGTCTCTTGAAGGAGTTGCTATTGTTGCTCAAAATATGGCAACAGGCGATTATTATGCTATAACGTCAAAATCTGCTTCAGGATTTACAGTCACTTTTAAGAATGCGGCAGGAACTAACATAAGCAGAACATTTGATTATGTCGCTCGCGGTTATGGAAAGGTAGTGTAATGTCACAACACGATTTTACGATTGATAATCAAACATTTCCAGCAACTCGGTCTGATCTAAATTCTGCCTTGCAGGCACTCGCATCTCTCTCATCTGGGGCATCTTCCCCATCAACTACATTTGCTTATCAGTTATGGGTTGATACGACATCCGATCCTAACATTTTAAATATTAGAAATTCTGCAAACAACGCTTGGATCAAGATTGGTGAAGTGAATCAAGGGTCGGCAGCGTTTATTTTAACTGCATACGCTATTTTGCAAGCTGGTTCTGCTGCGGCTCCATCTTTTTCATTTGATCTTGACCGTGACACAGGAATGTATCGTGCAGCGGCAAACATCATTGGATTTGCTACAAATGGAACTGAAAGAGTTCGTATTAATGATTCAGGCCAGACGGAACTCTCATCAGGCACTGCGGCTCTCCCATCGATCACCACTATAGGTGACGTTAACACAGGTATGCTCTTCCCTGCCGCTGATACGGTAGCTATCTCGACGGGTGGCACTGAGCGGATGCGGGTTACAAGCACTGGCGTTAATCTAAATGGCTCTACGTCTGGATCGGTTACGATAACCGCCCCTGCCGTTGCCGGAACCAACACGCTTACACTTCCTGCTGTGACTGACACGCTAGTAGGTCTAGCGGCTACCCAGACGTTAACAAATAAGAGAGTTGCCTTATCAGCAGGGACAGCATCTGTTGCTCCTTTTAATCTTACATCTGGCACAAATCTGACAACCGCTACTGCTGGTGCAATAGAATACGATGGCAAGGTATTCTATGGAACCCCGCAAGGCACGCAGCGCGGTGTAATTCCGGGGATGCAGTTTTTCCGGTTGCAAGCTAATCTTGCGGGTTCAAATGTCGCAACAGTGCAGAGCGTGTTTGGTGTTAGCGTCACGCTTTCAGCAAGCACAATATATGCGTTTGAAGCACTTTACTATTTGAATAAAACGGCAGGAACAACGTCGCATACTGTTGGTATTGGGTTTGGTGGGTCGGCAACACTTAACAGTATATTGTGGAGTGCTATTCAATTTGATGGGTCGGCAACACTTCCAGCTTCAACCAATAATTTGCGGTATTCTGCTTCAGCATCTGCTGCAAATCTGCAACTTAGCGGTGTAAGTTCTTCTGCCGCCTCAACAGTAGTTGCAAACATTAAAGGCATGGTCAGCATTAACGCTGCGGGTACATTGACGCCTCAATACACGCTTTCTGCCGCTCCCGGCGGTGCGTATAGCACTATGGCGAATAGTTACTTCTTGATCTACCCAATCGGTGCATCTGGGTCTAACGTCAACGTAGGAACATGGGCATGAGAGAGTATTATAACAGCGGTGTATCGTTTAGAGATAACGGTGAGCCTGATAATTTGTCGGAAGATGGAATTTTTTTTGACCACATACCGTCTGAGTCAGAACTAATTGCAGCGTTCTCAAATTACACGGATGCAAAAACTGCCTATCAGTTTAATGTTCTACGTTTAGATCGCAATAGTTTGTTGCGTGAAAGCGATATCAACGTAACCGCAGACCGCTGGGCTGCAATGCCCACCGAGACGCAGACAGCGTGGTCGGTATACCGTCAAGCACTGCGTGACCTACCAGCCAATACCACTGACCCATTAAATCCAGTTTGGCCTATAAAGCCATCGTGAGGACGCCATGACCGATAAAAAGATTTCAGAACTAACGGCTCTTACTGGTGCAAACACAGCTTCGGATGATTTGTTTTTGATCGTTGATACATCAGCCAACCAAACAAAAAAAATTACAAAGGCTGAATTATCTACCGCACTTTCACCTAGCATTGCAGCAATCACAAGTGGCACAATCAATGGAGCAACTATTGGTGCAACAACGCCATCGACGGGTGCTTTTACAACATTAAGTGCAACTACACCGATTGCGGCTGCTTCAGGTGGAACTGGATTGAGTTCGCTTGGTACGGGCGTAGCGACGTTTTTAGGAACGCCTAGTTCAGCTAATTTAGCTGCGGCAGTGACCAATGAAACTGGAAGCGGATTACTAGTTTTTGCAACTTCGCCAACTCTTACAACTCCTGTTCTTGGAACACCGACTTCTGGAACTTTAAGTAATTGCACGGTTGATGGGACTGACGCCGTTGGATTTAGAAATATCCCAGTTAGCTCAAAATCTACAGCGTACACTTTAGTTTTGGCAGATTCTGGTAAATGTATTTTGCATCCGTCGTCAGATGCAAATGCTAGAACATTTACTATCCCAGCAAATAGTTCAGTAGCCTATGCAACAGGAACTGCTATTACATTCATTAACATGACCTCGAACGTAGTTACCATTGCTATCACAACCGACACTATGAATTTAAGTCCTGGTGGAACTACTGGTTCAAGGTCTTTGGCACAGTACGGGTCTGCAACAGCTATCAAGATCACATCGACTAACTGGGTGATTTCAGGAAGTGGTTTGACATGAGTGGTGCATTACAATCAGTCCTTATGAATCAACGGTCAACAGCGGCTGTTTCTACGATAGCCGTGGCCCACAGCACTACGCCTTTTGTATCTGTTTATCCTTTTTCCGCAGGGTTCGGAACTAAATATGCTAATCCTGCCACGTTACCTGCTGGAACAGGTAACGGAGTAACATTTAACTCTACTAACACCGTCATAGCCGTGGCCCATTCCACCACACCTTTTATATCCGCCTATCCTTGGAGTGCTGGGTTTGGAACTAAATATGCTAACCCCGCTACGCTCCCTGGAGGAACGGGTGACGGCGTAGCTTTTACTCCTGATGGGACAGTTATTGCGGTAGCCGAATCGACTACGGTTGGTGTATCCGCCTATCCTTGGAGTGCAGGATTTGGAACTAAATATGCTAATCCTGCTACGAATATAGGGAGTGGTGCTTCTGTAAACTTTAGTCCAAGTGGAGCCGATGTAGTTTTTAGTAGTGTTAGTTCTCCGTATGTGTCTGCCTACCCTTGGAGTGCTGGTTTCGGGACTAAATATGCTAATCCGGCTACACTTCCCACTGCTGATGGACGGGATGCAGTTTTTAGCCCGGATGGAGCAACAGTAGCTGTGGTCTACGACGCTTCACCTTTTGTATCTGTTTACCCTTGGAGTGCAGGATTTGGAACTAAATATGCTGATCCTGCGACTCTACCCAACGGAGGACGTGGGGTGGCTTTCAATCCTGCTGGAACAGCCATAGCCATGACAGGTGACTCCACACCTTATATATTTGCCTATCCTTGGAGTGCGGGGTTTGGCACTAAATATGCTGATCCTGCAACACTTCCTGATGATTTTGGTCTTGGCATAGCTTTTAGTCCTTCTGGGACAGATATAGCTATGGCTATAGGTAGTACACCCTATGTTGTCGCCTATTTTTGGAGTGCAGGGTTTGGGGTTAGATATGCTGACCCTGCTACGCTGCCTACAGGTTTGGGGCGGAGTGTAAGATTTTCAAATTAATTTACGGAGCGATTAAAATGACGAAGCATGAAATTCTTACACAGGCTCTTGAGGCAAGACAGCAGGAGATAATGGGTTATCAAATCAACATTGATAACTACACTCTTGCTATCGCTCACATTCAAGAGAGTGGTGATACTGATTTGACAGAGTTCCGTGAAAAGTTGGAAGCATCTCTTGTGACAGAAAAGTTAGAACAGAAGAAAGCAATGGTTATCGGCTTTGTAATTCAACAGCAGTTGGAGACACTCTAATGTATGTTCAGAAAATTGGTGACACATGGCGGGAGGTTGTAGGCAATGTTCTCTTTGCTCCGAATGTTTTTCAAACTGCTGAATCATTGTCTGCCCAGCAACATCAGGAACTTAATGTATATCTGATTGAGGACGATCTGCGACCAGTGCTAACAAACACTCAGAGGTATGGCAATCCTATCTACACCATCAAGGGTAACGGTGTTGAGCGGTCTTATGCTGTTGTTAATAAAACAGAGCAGGAGATTGCTGATGATGCCTCAAATAAAGCAAACGAAATTCGTTCTGAGCGTAATCGAAAACTTTCTGAATCCGATTGGACACAGTTAACTGATTCTCCAGTTAATAAAACTACATGGGCAACATATCGCCAAGCACTGAGAGACATTACGAATCAAGCAAAATTCCCTTCAGAAATAACTTGGCCTGTGTCGCCATAACGTACTTTTGACGATCTTCTTTTCAGTGTAGAAGTACATCAGAAAGAGGGTCTCCACAATGTCAGATGATTTGAACCAGCAGATCGGTCGCTTGGAAGCCAATGTCGAGCGGCTTCATGCCGATATGGCTGAATTGAAAGCTGACATAAAATTAATATCAAACTCCGTTAATCGATGGAAAGGTGCTGGAGCCGTTCTAGTAATCGTCGGTATGCTCCTCGGATATATCGTTGATATGGTTTACAGATTGTTCGAGAGATAAATGCTTGATCCTGTAAGTTTGCTCATTGGTGCAAGTAGTCTGTTCTCCACAATCAAGTCGATGGTGGATAATGGTCACGATATGTTAGATACAGCCGAAAAAGTTGGCTCGTTATTTGGTCGGATTGCAACAATCATGCAATTAACCTCTGCAAAGAAGAGGAAACGTCTTTTTCAATCCCAAGGTGAATATGAGGCAGAGGCAATCAAACTCTTTACTTTGAAGGCTAAGGCTCAACAGCTTCAATTAGACACTAGGAATTTATTCGTAGGTGCGTACGGAATCGCAGCGTGGACGAGCATTCAAAAAGAAGTAACAGAAATGAGAAAAGAAGCGGCTCGACAGGCTGCTATTGCTATGAAAGAGGCTGAAGAAAACAGGAAAGACCTCATCATGGGTGCTTGGATGATTCTCGCGGTGCTTGTGTTTGCCGGAGGCTTATTTATCGCGATTGTGTTGTTTGCATGAGATATATCGCCATCATATTGCTGATCGGGATGACGGCTTGCGAGGA